TTGTACAAAGCAATCTTCAGGACATCCGTCGTGAGATCGTGGATGGCCTGGTACAACTCCTTCTTGAAGGAGGTGGTCTGCGTTTGAACGATTGTCATCAGCCGACCTTCACCCTAACCTGCCCGTTGCGGTAGGCGTCTTGACGGTTCTTGCCATCGCCCAGTTGCTTCAACAGGATCAGAGACTGAGCAAACTGTTGCTCGTACATGGCAACCACGTCCTGCTCTTCCTTCATGTACCGGGCCGCTTCGACCATCACGCCATTAAATAGCACAGAGTCAAAGTTGTCGCCAAGCCACGAAGTACCGCTAGGATTAAGCACCGAATCTGCAATGGAAACTGGGTAGTAGTAATAGTGCAACTCCACCGACAGGCTTGCGCTTGGCGTCGGACCAAGAATAAAGGTCAGTTCATTCTCGTTGTCTGAGCGCGGGCCAAAGATGGCGTAGTACCTGGGCGTGCCCGTACTGGTCGGGGTCGGGTATGCCTGACGGATGAAGTTCACATCCTTGTCGAGCAGATACTCATAAGACCCATCGGCCAAGATAACCGCCATCGAAAAGACGGACAGAAAATCTGACGGAGCCTGGAGATACTTGTTGCCCGAGGTCATCGAGCCGGTGACGTTCTTACGAAGTGACGGCAGTTGGACGGTGTTGTAGATTTTTTGTTCTGCCAACTCCGTCATAGTGGCGAAGTCCGTCGCGGAGAATGAATTCTCCGTGTAGTCCTCAACCGCTGTTTTCAACTGCGCGTAGTTCACGCCATCGGTCCCCTGGCCATCGTGCCTTTGGTGGCGCAACCAGTGCCGCGAATCTTGATGCCCGAGGTCTTGGGCTCAGGGTTGTACCCGTCGCGGGTGATGTTGCCAACAGACATGTTTACACGATTGGCAGCGGTCGGCTCTTTCTGAGTCCCGTTGCCCAGAGCGACCTTGCCGCCCTTCATCGTGTGGGGCTCGGCATAGACGGAGGCATCTCCGACTTCCTTGCCCATCATCTTTTTGCTGAACTTAGCCATTTCAGCCACCCTTCTTGTAGGTGAACGAAGACTTCTTCTGGTTGGCAACCTTTGCCAGACCGCGACCGAGTTCGCGCATCTGCTGATTGGTCTTGCCACCCTTGGCGAGTTTCGTCAGGGGCTTACCAGGGTGCATGGCCTTCTCATGCTTGTGAACGGCTTTCTTTGCGTCCATGTTCGACTCCTTACGTCGTTTGGATGGTTACTGTACCAACAGATGTGGTTGCCACCAAGTAATTTGGCGTCAGTCCCGCATCATTTGCTCTTGCTCCGCCAACAGGGTTCCAACCCCATTGAATATCCCGTGAGCCACCAGTCGGAAACCCCTGCTCCGGGTTTGCGATGTTGATCTCCAAACTGTTCGTTCCGGCGGTCTTGTACGTCGAGTCTCTGCGGGGATTACGAACTGCTTGTGGGTCGTCCACCGGGTACATGCCCAGTTGCAACTGAGGATGGTCTGGGTCCCAGCACTCCTCGCACACCAGCAGGTTGAAACGCTTGGTCTTGATGACCTCTTCTTTCAGGCGCTTCAACTTGAACTGGCCGCCGCAGCGGTCGCACATGGCGATGCTGCGCTTGCCGGAGGCGAACCGATTTCCCATTTAAGTGGTGGCTCCGCCGATGAATTGCTGACGCGGCACAAACCGGATTGCAGCCTTCTCCCGATCCTCGTCTGCCGCCAACTGCCACGCTTCCTCGTACTGAGACTTTAGGATGGGCAGGCGGTCATAAGCATCAGGAATCTTCATGCCCATGTAGTAGGACAAGCCTGCCACCATGCAGGGGATAAACCGGAAGGGGACATCTGCCACGTCCACGCCCTGACCGGCATCCTGCGTCCGGCGCAGTCTCCAGTACACCAGGGTGTAGGTGGTCGAGTTGTCCGGCACCGGCCAGACCGTCACGCAAGGAACCTGCGCCCAGTACACCGTGGTGCCCGAGGTATGACTGGCAGGTGTTGTGCCTTGCTGACCACGGAAGCAGTTGTACAGCGTGTTGCCCGTGATGTAGCCGTAAACGATGATCTCGTCATCAATCTTGATGAAACCCTGAGCCGGTAACCCTGCCGCCGTTGAGAGCGTGATGGTTGTGTCCGTAGAGTTGATCGTAGAAGACAGCGTTGCCCCAATCGGGGAGATCATGCCGTTGTTGCGCTGCACCAGAATCTGGATCGGGCGCGAGGTGGTCAACTTGTTCGGGATCGTCGCGTAAGTGCTGACGCTGATCCGCGTGATGTTCAGGTCGGCCTGATTGCTGCTGCTGTTGGCCTGCGTCCGAATCTGATGCTCAAGCAGGTCCACCGTGTCGTTGGGCAGGGCATAGGTCATCTGGTTGTAGGTCAGGGTGATCGTCCCCTGCTCCATCGTCCACATGTTGATACCACGGTTTGCCCAGTCGGCAAAGAGCAGGTTCAGACTGCGACGGGCAGTCCGAAGATCGTAGCCCGTGCGAAGTTCTGAGCCACAACGCTCAAAGGCTTCTTCCACGACCTCAGAGAGATCGAGGTTGAATACAGCGGTGCCTGAAGTTGCCATTTAGCGGAACCTTGCAGTTTTCTTGGCTACGGCCTTGGGTTGGGCTACGAACTGCTTGCCGGAGGCTTTGCCTGCTCGTTTTGCTCGGGTTGTTGCTGCGTATTCTTGGGGGGAAAGACTTTTGATCGCAGCCTCTGGAAGATACCTTTCACCCGTGTCAGAAGATCGTTTACCACTTTTTGTTCTCCATTTCTGAGCGGTCCAGTCCTTCAAGGATTGCTGCGGCTTCTTAGTCACGATAGCCGCCGCCTTTTTCCTTGTATCGCTTGGCCAGGAGTTGAGCCTTGCGGGCGCTCCACTGACCTGCTGCCGTGCCCTGGGTTGCCTGCCCCTTGATTGACTCAAAGAGCGCCTTACGCATCCCGGGCTTGGTGTAGTTGCCTGCTGCGTTTACCTTGGACTTGGCCTGACCGCCTTCGGCGTACTCCGTGAAATCCGTGTTGTCACGGCGCTGTTTAACCGTGCCCTTGGGCATCTTTGCGGGATTGATGCAACCCATTCCACGGGAGGCTCGCATGTCAGTACACCTTGCCCTTGGTCTTGCCGCGCTTGGCGCATCCATCAGCACGCGAAGATGCTGATCCGCCCTTCGCAAAGGTCGGCATGTCTGCGTCAGGGTTCTCGTATTTCACGCGTGTCCCGGGACGGTCAACGTCAGAAATCTTGAACTCTGGACGCCGGGGACGATAAGCCGACATGTCTGGCGACTGCGCCGCTCTGAGTTGTGCAGCAGTTGCACCACCGACTCCGGTACTGCGAGCGCCGCCGCGTACAGAAGAAAGATCAGGTGCCTTTGCCTTGGGCTGCGCGTACTCTTTCTTGTACTGCTTGCCATTCCAAGTGAAAGTGGACCCGTCTTTGGCGTTTCTAAACGCCTCGGCAAAAGTCTGCTTCTTTGCGGGCTTCGGCGCCTCAGCCGCTTTCATCTCCTCAATTTCTTTGGAGAGACTGCGAGTCTTGGACTCCTTGATGTCGCCCTCTTCGTCGCGTGCCGCGCTAAACGGGTCTACATCATCGCCCTGGAATGGATTGCGTGCCATGTTTACACCATCTTCCCTCTGGTCTTGCCCTTCTTGCAGCAACCATCTGCCGCCCGGGTGTAGCCACCGGCTGCCATCTTCTTCGGGAAAGGAAGATCGCCGGGCATCAAATCGCGGGGCAATTTCTCACCCTTGGGCGTCTTGACCTTGCCGATCTTGTCCTCGGTGAAAACACCGCGATTGGCGCGCTCTTCAATCCGCTTCATTTCAGCGGCGGTGGGGGGAACGACCAAGCCCCGTCCTGCTCCTGCTTCAGCCATGATTAGCACTTGCCTCCCATAGCCTTGCCACCGTGGGCCATCTTCACTTGCATGCCACGGGTCTTGCCGCGTTGGGCGACGCCATCTGCTTGCTTGTGACCTGCTGCCAGACCACCTGCGGCCATCTTGATTTCCATGCCGCGAGTCTTGCCCTTCTTGGCAATTCCATCGGCTTGCTTGTGACCGGCGGACAAGCCGCCCATAGCCATCTTCTTCATGCCCTTGGCTTCAGCCATCTCATGCTTGATCATGGACTTGGGAGCGCCCTTCTTCTTCATAAAGGCCAACTCTTTACCGATCATCTTCTTGGATTCCATTTCGCCACCTCCGGCAAATTTGCGGCCCTTGTCGGCCTTCAAGAACTCTTCTCCCACGGACCGTGGGACGCCTGCTTTCTTGGCGAACTTGGGGTTTGACGCCACTGCCGCCATGAATCTGTGCTGTTTTCCGCTAACTGAGGGCACTTCTTTGCTCCTTCATGTATGCGTCCAACTTGCCTTCAAGCCTGTCCAACCGCGCAATCACGCGATTCATGTCGTCGTGTACGTCGCCCTTCGTGACGTACTCCTTGGCGACTTCCTCGCGTGTGCGGTTCAGCAAAATCTGAATACGCTTGACCTCTTCCGCATGACTCTTGACCACCCACAGAATGATGGCTGAGAGGAAGGAGAGGACTACGTTCCATATCAGCAGTTCCATCAGGAAACCCCGTGCTCCTTGAGATACTCATCCCATTCGGGCGCATCGGCTGAAGCGTACAGATATTGGGCAGCAAACTCAAGCAGCATCGGGCTGTCTCGAAAATGTCCCAAACCACGATTGCAATGACTGCACAGCAGCCCGCGTACTTTTCCTGTCGTGTGGTCGTGATCTACAACCAATTCACCGGACGTTCCGCAAATCACGCATTCATGCGTCGTGGCTTTCAGTTCTGCCAAAGCCGCATCTGAAATCGCATTCCTGTACTTGCCGCGACAGTTTGCGTTGCGGTACTCAGAACGGCATGCGCGGCACCAACTGTCCAACCCGTTCCGCTTCTTGTTGTGCGGGGGAAAGAACTCTGTGGTGCCGGGCTTACCGGACTTGCAACGAGTACAGGTCAGCAATTCCATGCCTTCAACGACAAAGCCTTTCTAGTCGGCTTGCCCTTCTCGTCCTTCATTGGCCCCGGCATCCCAGACATTCTTGCGCAGAAGGAACGCCGTCTTCCCGCGTCTTTCTCCGTCTTCGGGTGAGGTGCCGGGGGTTTCAGTCCCGGCTTCCCTGGATTCGCGGCGTTGTAGGAGGCTCGCCCCTTGGCGTTCAAGCCGCCCTTGGGGTTCTTTCCTTCCGAACGCTGCCATGCCGGGGACTTAGCCATAGAACACCGTTGCAGCGGTGCCGGTGCCGTTGGTCACATAAATGCCGGTCTGAGCAAGGATGCCCTCGCCAGGGAACAGCATGTACAGCGACCCTGCGGCAGCAGCCGGTGTAAACGAGAACAGCGTAGCCCCACCGTTACCGTCCGTGATCGAGATGTTCCCGGCGGCAGAGGTGTAGGTCAGTGCAAGCGCCTTGATACGGGCACGGTAAGTCGTGACTTCCGTACTCGCAGCAGCAGCGGCTGTGCCCGATTTAACGTCGGTTTGCATCATGGCGATGCCCCCTTATCAGCCTGCGGAGACTTTGAGCGTGCCACTGTCGTTCCACAAACGACCCGCAACGGTGGGGTTGGAGGTGGGCAGAGCGGTCATAGAGATAGAGGCATTGCTAAGAGAAACAACACCAGAAGCAGTCAAGGTGGTTGCTGCAACCGGGCCGGTAAGAGTGCCAGTTACGTTACCCGTGACGTTACCCGTGAGAGCGCCAATGAAGCCATTGTCAGACGCAACCGGGCCGGAGAAGGTAGTGCGAGCCATCGCATATTCCTCAAATTGCGCTTGCTGTCTGTGAGGTCAGTCCGCCAAGCCGGTCAGCAAGCAGGTTGGAATCTTGGGACTTACGTGTTTATACACCTAAGCGTTTAAAAAGAAAAGGGGGGAACCCTTGCAGATTCCCCCCAAAAGGTCGCAATATGCGACGCCCTCAATCAAGCACCGGGCGAACCGAAGATGCCCAGAGGATCGGACACGCCGAACGAATAACGCTCGCGGGCCTTGTAACGGGCATTGCCGGTGTCGAAGTCACCGTCCATCGACGTGCTCATAGGAGTACGGATGAAGTGCTTCAGACCGTTGGGCACGTCCGTGGTCAGGAACCAAGCGTTGGTGTCCGTCAACCAGTGGTTGATCGTGTAACCCTCGGGGATCGAGCCGTTGTTCTTCAACGCGTTGATGTCGTTGTCGGCGGTCGCCACGCGGAGTTCGGTCTCCAGCAGACGGGTCGCAACGAATTGCAGTGAAGGCGGAACGATCAGTTTCCGGGGCTTGGCAGCGATCAGCAGACCACGTTCGTCCGTCCACGCTGCGATCTGGATCACGGCGTTTTCGAGGGACGTTTCGTTGAGGTCAGCACCCACGGTCGGGCGGTTGCTGTTGGTGCCACCAGAGATCAGCGGATGCGCCGTCGAGAACAGGCTCACGCCGTCGCCATAGGTGACGCCGGAGTTGAAGCCTTGGTTCAGGATGGCCGCAGCC